TTAATTGTATATCGTCTTTTCCCAATCATCCAGCACAGTTACATCCCACCGCGGAAGATCCGGATTAATATAAGTTACTGACCTGCCATACACAGAGAAACTTTTTCCGATAAACTCGTTGATAGCTTCATCCTCTCCTTTTTGAAGACAGATATTCATAAAGACATGCATTTCATCCCAGTTGGTTGGCCCAATGAACAAAGATTCAATGAGCCTACCTTTAACTGGAGCACCGACAACCTGGTCTTTTATTCGCTCAATGAGAGCAATTGCTTCTTCAAATGTCATATAAAATAATTTTAGAACAAAGATAGCAAAAAGACAACTATTCTCTGTCATTCAATATACGATCTATTTTTGCAGAAAACTTTCAGTACGACTTCATAGAGATTTGGTATCCCCCACTACACTTCTACTAAAAAAGATATTTCCTTAGTTCTTCGATTGCCTGTGATGCACTTCGAACTACCACATACTTATTACGGCATGATTCCGCTTGTTTTTGAAACTCCTTCTGTTCTTCTGACTGTTTCCCTACCCTCGTTTTAAACTCTATACAAAGAGAAGCAAAACCCTTTTTGGGAATAAGTACGATCACATCAGAAACACCTGGCTTTACTCCTTGACGTTTCAGGTTAGCAGCTTCCCGTACATGACGACTTCCACCATTCGGAACGGCAAATATAAGTTTGTCAGGTATATTAGGAAAATATAGAGGAATAAGTTTAAAGAACTCTGTTTGTATGCGAGCTTCCTCGTTATTATGTACTTCTTTTGAACGTGGAGGATTACGCTGATCTGCATAACAATTATAACACATAAAGCCGGTATCGGTTTTAATAACCGACACTGTTTCCTTTCCACATAAAATACACTTTTCTTTAGTCATTAATTCAAAATAAGCTAAATTGTATTGGTCTTCTACCTACTGCTGTTATCGTTCTCTCATGAATCGGACATTGCGAAGCATACGGGCATCTTCCTGACATAGCAGAAAGATGCGCTCCATGCCATTCATCCCAATCTGTTACATTATTAGCGGAGAGGAAAGTTATCAGCTTCATACAGCAGAAACCTCGTTCTTTCTCTTGACCTCCTGTAACTTCAAATAACCCATTGCTCTGTGGACGCTTCATTTAATTCTATATTATTTTTGTTAATAGTTAATCCTCAATGAAATATAATTTATTCATATCAGTTCTTGTTATGGGATAATTAATTCGGGATTATCATAGATATTACCAATCACGATAGTATCATCCATTCTTGTAAGGTCAGATTGCCCGAAATAGAATAAATTTCGACCATTAGATAGTTGAAAGCGGCAATTATCATATAGGATAATTGCAGTATATTCTTCTGGTTCAAAACCAAATGTAACAGTGTGAAGAATATCCCCTTCATAGATCTCCATCCCTTTCTTGTCTAATAACCCGGTGAATTGTCCTGTTGTATTCAGAATAACTTCATACCGAATCATGTTCCATACGGCAGCTTTGTCCGGGCATATATATGCCTTGCCGTTTAGCAGAAGCAAACTGCCATACAACCATTCATGAATCCCAAACCTAGATTTTCCTCTAAATTTAATTGTTCTCATTATATTCTTTTTTGATTGTTGTTATACGTTTATTTTTGCACGGGAAACACTCCCCAATTTTCCGCCTTCTTCCATCCATGTTTTATAGCATTTATCACAAAGAGAGTTGCCATATCCTGAAACATAGCGTTCGCTCCCTTTGGGTATTGATTCAGCGCATATAAAACATTTTGTATCTTTTCGGGCTACTTTCTTTGAGAAAGCATCTTCGCCTTGTCTTTTTGCATGATAAGCCATATTTATTCCTTTCTATTTAATCATACTTCTTTATTATCGTCTTCTTTTCTTTCCCGCCCGTAAATCGCCCGGACTATTTCAGCAGCGTAATGTCCTATAATCGCTGATATAGGTACCATTAAAAACCATGCAAAGTCACTCATATCTATACTGTTATTAATCAATTATTTCAAATGTCACTTTCACTTTTTTACAGCGAAAACCTTTCTTATACATCTGTTTCCATGTCAAATTAGTTCCGTCCAGCCAGTACCTGACGCAATCTCTTCGGTAATATTTTTGAGTATTCATCACAAGTGTACCATTTGGGTAGGTTATCATGTACATTATATCTTCACGCATATCGACTCCTTTTTTTCTTGTTTTACGCTAATTACTCCTTATTCTCCTTACATTTCTTGCAGAGATAAAGCCCTGTATCTTCATCTCGACCCTCTGATTTCCACATATCAGACATACAATTATCGCAATATGTAGCCTCGCTTTCGTCTTCACATGCTCCACAAAAGTTCTTTCCCTCAATCTCGTAATGACAACCTTCGGAATAACTATCATACAAGCGTTTACACATGTCACACATTTCTATTGAATCCGGTAATATGGAGAAGTGTTCTTGTAGATACCAAATGACAGTATTTGATTGTTCTGGAGTAAGTTTGACTTTATACTCATCACCCAAAGAAATTCCTTCTGGAATATCACCCTGCAAAAAGGAATGAAACTCTTGAATCCATTCTAAATCGCTCCAATCACGATTAGAATTATTCTTTTGAAGTTTGATCTCATTATTATTCATTTCTATTTTGTTTTGAGCTATGCGGTAAACGAAGAATCTACCGCATAGCTGATTTATCATTTATTTCTTGCCGCTTCTAAAACTGGAAGATTTGTCTCCGTTGGTATGTATATCACAGTTTTATCATTCAGATTGCTTTGTTGACGTACCCACAAATATTGGATATATGCAGGAGTAATACTTCCATTTTCAATTTTAATCGCTTCGGCAGCACCTTTAGCACGTTCGATTTCAGCTTGGGCGTTCAACTTTTCAGCTTCCAGATTTGCTTTAGCTTCTTCAATCCTTATTTTACGGTTTTGTTCTGCTTTAGCAAATTCAGCCTTTCCAGACATTTCTTGCTGCCAAACGTTATAATAAGGGATGGTAACAAAACATCCCACAACAATTGCGACAAATACGATAGCCGCCAAAATTCCAAGTTTATTCATACTTTCTAATATTGGGTTTTATAAAGCCGCCCAAGGCTTATTAGTTTATTATTATTATATTTGCAAAAAAACAAATATATGTCAACAATATATCGTAATAGAACAATCCGCCCTTCAAGTAGACTTGAAACATCTGTATCTTATAAAATCAATACAGAGAAAGTCACGACAAATGATACATTGGTTATTACCATTAACCATGAAAGTGAGAATTTTAGTAAAGAATTTACTTTTTCAGGAGAGAAGGTTGCAAACCGTTCCTCAATACACTTCAGATATATCAATGGAGAAATTATTTGGTCACCAGTTCAGCCTGATTAGATTCATATCTTTGCAGACTTAAATTATTCATCATCATAATCAGTATCAAAGATACGTGCAACCATATCGACAATATTTTCTTCAATATCCTCGGTAGAACCAGTTACAGCATTAGCTATATTCTTCTTCTCCTGAATGATCCGATAAACTTTTTCATCTATTGTTCGACGGCCAAGGAAATAGTAGCAGGTAACAGAATCCTTTTGCCCGATACGGTGTGCCCGATCCTCACATTGACAACAGTCAGCATACGTCCAAGGAAACTCAACAAAGGCGACATTGCTCGACGCAGTAAGCGTTAAACCGACCCCGGCAGCCTTTATGGAGCAAATGATAATATCCGCTTTAGGATTGTTCTGAAAGGCGTCTACGGCTCTTTGCTTCTCGTCTTGTGAGTCTCTACCGGTAACCGATACAGCAGTAGGAAAGTAACGTTTCAGTTGGTCTACTACTTCATGAAGAGAACAAAAGAGAATTATCTTCTTCCCATTCTCCCGGAAGTCTTTCACAAATTCAATAACATCACGCACTTTGCCGCGAGCGGAGATCTGCCGTAGAATATTAATACGTACCATCACTTCGCCGCGCATTGCCTTAGCTATCTTATCGTCGTCAGCGTCCTTGTATTTCTGTAGATACATAATAAGATCGCGTTCTGCATCCATATACTCTTTGCGGTTTGTGATTTCGCAAGTATTCACCTGCCGTATTTTATCGGGAAGATCTGTGAGGACAAGTGACTTTTCACGACGAAACATACAGTACTTCCATAGGTTAAAATTCAATTCTCTCAAATTTGATGCTTCTCTCTGTCCAGAACAGTATCTATCAACAAATGGTTTATATCCACCGAAATCGTTCATTCGATCTAAAATAGCCAACTGCGGAATCAAATCTTTAGGCCGGTTTACCACCGGTGTTCCCGTCAATTCAATAACCCATTCTTTGCCGGTACAAATACCTTTGCAAAACTTAGCCTGCTGGGTTGATGCAGATTTGCAACGATGGCTTTCATCAATGATAACAGACTTGAATAAATTGATTGAGTTTCTAAATTCCACATCTCGCAGCGTCCAACCTTCAGCTTTCTTTATACGTTGTACAAAGTACTTCTTTAATGATTCATAGTTAACAATAAATACCTGATGCATTCCTGTCTGAAAGAAAAAAGTCCATGTATCACGTACTTTATCAGTTAGGATCATCGCCTTTTTATCCGTAAACTTCTCCCATTCACGTTGCCAGTTGATTTTTAATGATGAAGGGCATACAACAAGACAAGGAAAAGCATCTGCGAGGTTAATTGTTGCTATACTCTGCAATGTCTTCCCCAAGCCCGGTTCATCGCAATTCATAAATCGTTTAAGTTGCAAACCACGTGCAATACCTTTAAGTTGATAAGGATAAGGCTGAATTTTCAAATTGTGAGGAACGGTTAAATCCGGCAATTCCGGAATATCATAAGCAATATCTTCTTCCTTTTTTTCTGTACCATTTACCCAATTGATATTCTCAAATTGTCGTATTTGATAAATCATTCTTTCAAGGTCAACTCTACTCCGAGCTGGAACTATCCAAACTTTTTTTGCACCGTCAAAACGTCTTCCGGGAATTTGTCGGACTCGATCTACAATAGAAGGTTTATACTTGAATGATAATTCAAAGTTATCTCCTTTTAATTCAATATTCATGATTTAGAGTATTTTATAGGGGGATAATTCCCCCCTATGGTGATTGTAAGTTATGCGGTCGCGTCAAGAGGTGCAGGGGCATCTATCTGTTTTTTTCTTCCTTTTCTCTTCGGCTTTTCTTCCACTATGATAGCTTCTTCTGGTTCATCGGTTTCGAAATCAAGACGTTCTTGTCTAATTCCCCATTTTTCTTCAAATAGGTAACTTTCTACTTCAGCATCACATGCAGCTGCATCAATGCTTAATTCTTCGTAGTAGAGATATTGTTCGTCAAGGAGAGGAACGAAGATTTTCAAGTCAACGACTTTGCCGGACTGAAGAAGTTTGGATCCCATGATAGTTATTCCAGAAACCCCATCGACACTGTCATTCGCATAACCTGTAATAATATAGTTTTCTAAGGTTTCTGCATAGCCAGGAGAAGTAAAACTATCCTTATCGATTTTAGATGCTTCCGGCTGCTCACACAATACGACAAGATGCAATTTAAGACGGCTAAACGCTTCTCTTAAATCACTGTGAATGATCTGATCACAGCTCTTGTTTATTACATTTGTGTAGTTTGATTCAGAAAAACGCTCATTGTACACTACATTCAGCCGATCTTTCTTAACGACTGCCTTTTTGATCTCATTTTTTACTTGTTCCATAATCTTCTTTGGTTGATAAAGTGATAATACTAAATGTTGATACAACTCCCATGACGGCAGCCGTAGTTATTTCTCTTGATGTTGCATCTTCTCTTTGAGAAAAAGATAATGCTGTAAACAGGCCGACAACGGCCAGTCCGATTGTAATTTTTCTTAAAATTTTCATGATAATTACTTTTTGTTGTTATGCATTCCGGCCATTTTCATTTCCTCTTTTGCTTTACTTATCACAGTTACACACCATGATAATTGATGTGTTGCTGTCCGGTTACAACGTTCGCACCAATCGACGAGATATCGCTCCTCCCGGCATAAAGAACTAATTAGGGCATTTATCGCTGTTGCTGTCGCTTTCGCATTTTTAGCTGTATCAACGAGTGTTTGCATGACCTCGGACTTCATTGTCTCATTAAGCCAGTATTTCGAGTCTGCAAGCAGTTTGCCGGAGCGAGCAACATATACAGCCAGGTCATTGCCACGCTGTACGGCTTCTTCAGCATTTTCGCTCATTGTGATATTGAGAAAAGAATCAATATTTTGTAATTCAGCCAAAATTTGTTCTTTTGGAGTGATTAGTAAGTTCATATTGTTTTCACTTAAAATATATTTAAACCATTAGTTGCCACCATTTAAAAGCAAGGTCCTCGTATTTCTCTTTCCCCTTGATATACGTAGGGTGGTTACGGTCGGTGATAAAATGCTTGAAGATTTTACAGTTCTTTTTTGAGATTGCGTAGATGAAATCTCTATTGCTCCCTGCAATATCCATATACCAGGCACGGGAACGGTCCCAGTCGAAAAAGTCGATAGCTTCATCAAATTGCGCCTGTGACTCTGCAAAAGTCGTTTTTAAATCACCTCCAAAATTGTAAGCAGACAACCACCAATCCCATTTACATCGTGTATCAAGATGGTAGGCAAAATTTCCATAATAGAACTCCTGCTGCTTATTTACCATGAACTTCTGTGTATCAGATTGCGCCAACACGACAGCCAGGAATCGATCTTTCTCCGCCTCTTTCCGGAGCGCCTTACGCATTTCAAGCCCTAGCTCAAATTCTTCTGTCGTATACAAGTAATCGTCTACCATCAGCTTGTCATACCGGACACGGTCATTCTCTGTGATAAGAGCATCTACGAGAGTACCGAACTTGAAAGCCTTTTCTTTATCCCCGTATTGAACACGGGGATAAAGATAGTTTTTAAGCTCTGTCAGATCTGAATTACTGACTTCCGAACGTGAATAGTATGAATCGGGATTTGACATAACTATTTAGCTTTCACATCTGCTTCGTAGCTGATGAATTGTGATTCAATATGTGTCTGATCTTTACTGTTTGCTTTCTTCTCGCAGTATGTAGTCATCTTTTTAAAGATCTTCTCTAACTCATCAAAAGGAAGAGTCTGCCCCTCGCCTATCCACCACATCTGAAATATTTCCAGGTATCCTTGCTGATGAAGAACAACAATCTTTTCTTTTACCTTAGCGTTTGTCGGTGGAGGTGCAACAGATGCAGCAGCACCAGCAAAAAGATTACCGATTGAGCTTTGTTGCGTTTTCATTGCAACCTCCTGCCTATCTGCTTCTTCCTTTCTCTTTAACTCTTGTAATTGTTTGGCTGCCTCTTCTGCTTCTCGTTGTTTGCGCAATTCTTCTGCTTTTGCGGCTTCTTCTGCATTTGCCAAGCGAAGCTGTTCCAGTTCAGCCAACTCTTTACGCTTAGACGGAATACGGTCGATAAGATCTTGTTTAACACTTGAAATTTTAGCCTTATACTGTTGAGCATATTGCTCATATTTACCCAGCAATGTATTTTTGCGAATCTCTGCTTTTATCTCCTTATTGATATAATAGGTAGCATATTCAGCAGTGAATTTATCAAAATGAGCTTTCGGGTAATCAGTTTGGAAAACAGTTATACCGATTACTTCTCTATCAAAGTTTACATAAGTCAATCCCGAAAAAATATTCTGCAGCTCGGTTACCTTAGAAGATAGATATGAACTGAAATAAGAAAGAAGTCCATTTTCTATTGCTTGTTGATAGCTTACCTTTTCATTATTGATTAATACTCTTTGCTCGGCTTCTTTCTTTCTCTTCTGCTCTTCTTCATATTTGAACTTAGCATACTCATTGCGCTTTGCTACAAGCTTTCCGGGGATTGTAGAAGAATCCTTAGGATCAATTTCTTTTTCTTGTGAAGTAAAGAAAGAACGAACTTTGTCGAATATCTGCGTGATGGGCTTGCGACGTTCGTCCATATTCTTGAGAGTAGTATTTACTTTTTTCAAGAAGTCAGCTGCAGCCTGATCTATCGTTTCATTCATACCTTCTCCCTCGATTGTATCAAGGAGAGCCTGCCCTGCTTCATTACATTTTTTTACGGAGAGAGTATTCCTTCCCATAATTTCGGGAAATGATGAAAAAATGTTTTTTACTTCGTCTATTTTGATTAATTCTGTTGCCATAATCGTTTTCTTAAATTGGTTAGTAATAGCTAGAAGCCTCCGTCTGCATCATCGTCAGATACTGCCACTTGAACGGGCTCCGGAGCGTCTAATTGTTTTTCTTCCCCAAAAGGTATTTTGGTATCATCTGCAGAGGCTGTAGATTGAACAGGCTCATTAACCTTTTCTTCATCAACAATGCCATAATCGATAACTTCTTCATCTTCCTGCTCTGTCGCCATCATAGTATACTTTCCGGTACGCACCTTGGGGTAAGCATCAAAAGCGTGCTTTATCATCTTGTTCTCAAGGAATCCCGGATCAACACCACCACTATTCGAATAATACAGTTCATTAGCTTTGCCTTCTACTCGTTGTCCATCTTTGTTGTAGTATGAGTTGTTTTTTGCTGAAAACTTAGCCAGGCGTTGGATATCACCTTCAAGTAACCATTGATAGTCTTCAGATCCGTCACAACGAACTATACGAATGAATGCCCCTATTACATTAGAAGACTTACGAGGTATAGCGGCTGAATAAGTAATCTTCTTTACACCATTATCCAGACTGATAGAGAATATATCTCCTTCGTAAACTATAACCGGATTATCCGCATATCGAATCTGCCCAGCACGCATGCGCATGGTCAGTTCTCCATAACCAGTAACAGAGACACTAGCTCTTTTTTCATATCTATCAAATCCTCGTTCATCTTTTTGGCCCGTTTTTACCTTTCGTGGAATGAGATAACAATGAGGATGTGATGTATTATCAAGTGATAGCCCATTTACAGCCATATCGAGGAAGCAACCAAACAGTGACATCTTACTGCATTCAGCCAGCGAAGGATTCTCACGAAGAACCTTCTGGAAATTAAATACTTCCTTGTGGTAAATCTGTTCCCCCATTTGAGAACCCCAAATAGCATTGTACATTTGAATAAATTTCGTCTGTACATTTTCATTTTCGACAATTTTCGTTGCTGGAAGTGCGTTAAGCTCCTCCACTTTAATTTCAATAATGTTACTCATAATTGTTTAAATATTAGTTATTTATTAGTCTCCTTGGTATACTCCACGGCTGTATTCTTCCATTAAGAGTATGTCTTCAGCTGTAGGTTCTTTTCTGATATCTGTTTTTGATGAACTACATTTGATGGGAGAAGGACTGTAATTTTTAATAGCGCTTTCTCTTTCATCCAACTGCTTTCCTATCTTATCCTGTAATTCCTTTAATAAGGAAGATCCTTGTTTAACTTGTGTCATACAGCTGTCTGCATTAATTGTTTGATGATATTGTCCGGAACTTTATTATGCAAATCCATCATTGCGCTAGCTGTTTCCAGTTCTGACCGCTTCACATAATATTTTCCTCTTTCCTTATTATTTGCCGGATAAAACTTAATCCAGGCTTTTTCGCGCCATTCTGTAATCAGGCGTTTTCCGTATATATCTTCCGCTTGTGATATAGTTACTACTTCGGGAAGTAGCCCTAACATCGTCAACGTTTGAACAGTTCCGATCTTTATACATCGTGCGACCATCATTTCGAAGCAATTTTCCATAATCTCTAATTAGGCTGTTTCTTTGTTTTACTTTTGAATGGTGTTGAGCTTTTAATTACTGAAACACATCTGCATCTCTATGCTATGCTGCCTGATTAATATTGATTAGAGTTCATATACTTCTTCAATCCTATTTCTTCGTATTCTTGCCCGCCGACTCCGGTTAAGGTCGTTGTTGCAGTCAAATGCAATTTGAAAGGCAATAATTCCAAGAAATGAAAGAGCGATTAATGATTTCTGTAATTGCTTGAAGTCTATATTTAGAGCAAAAACTCTATTTATCCACCAAGCACCAAGTTCGTTTAATTTGCTGGTCCCCGTCTTTTTGTAGGCCTTATCTAACAGGACATTTACCGTTCCGTAGGCAGTACCTAATCTGTCGGCAATCTCTTTCTTTGCTAGGCCACAGGCAGCCAATCCTGCTATTTGATTTTCCCTCTTGGTTAAGGTAGAATCAGCTTGCAGATCCATGATGCAAAGTCTCTAGTTCGGCTGCCGCTCTGGAAACTCCTTTTGTAGCTTCGAGGGCTTCATTAGCCATTCTTACAGCGACATTCAATACTTTTGCTTTGTAAGTTGAACGAGCAGAAGCAGGCTTGTTGTTGAGGATATTGTGCACCGTACCCTGTGAGCATCCTACTTCCTTCGCAATCTGCTTTTCGTATCCGTAAGGCAGATTAGCTTTGATAGTTTCTAATTGATTTTCCATATACATTATTATATTATAGTAATTAGTTCCCTGGAAGGCGACCAAGCCTGCCAAGGACAACGTATCGCTGTTGCGCGGATGATTAAAGATTCATTCTATCTCGTAACCTCTTTCAGATTCTCCGTTACCGAAAGGCGCATTCTCAAAGGGTTTACATCGAAAACTAAACCTGCATGCTTTATTATTTTAGTCTTTGACTTCTTCGCAAGTTTCTCCGAGCCAAGCGACACATTCTGTTGTACCCCTAGTAAAGTCTACTGCCTTATTTTTAGGATTGAATTTACCTTCAACTATATCTCCTTCTTTTACTCCTGCTTCCTTTTTTAGCTCCCATAGAAGCCATTCGTTACCAGTTGAACCGATTACATTCTTGATTCTCACTTTCATGACTTAATCCTCCATTTCTTCATTATCGTTATCTTCTACTTGCAAGGCTTCAAGCATTTCGTCATCAAGTTTAGAAAGATCGAGTCTTACTTCTTCACCGGAGTGGTAACTTGAAACTACTAGAATACAGGAATATCCGTTCTCATTGTATTCGAAATCAAAACGTTTACTTCCGCCTAGGATGCGCATTACTTCATTTAGATTCTTCATATCTTGTCTTTTTTAGAGTAAATAATCTATTTAGTTAACTTTGTTGCCCTTTTATTTTGGCGTTATCAATGTTTTGCGTTAACTTTATAGTGCAAATATAGAACTAAAATCTATACGCATAGATATAATATAGATAAATAATCTACATATTAAAGAAAATTAAGAATTAATGAAAGAATCAGTTAGAGATAGACTACTCCAATTTATCAATGAGCTAGGTATAAGCACAAGAATGTTCGAGCAACAATGCGGTTTAAGCAATGGTTTCGTTCGGAATACAGGAGATTCTATAAGGAGGAGCAATTTAGACAAAATATCTACAGTATTTCCTGAACTCAATACGACTTGGTTGTTGACAGGCGATGGGAATAAGTTAAATCCTTCTTCGAATAATCCCGTCAGTTCTATATCATCAGAGATATCTACACCAAGTAAATTATCATCTAAAGGAATACCATATTATGACGTTGATGTTACTATGGGATATGATGAACTACCCAACGATCAGACTAATATTCCCAATTACTACCTGCACATTCCCGCTTTTCAGAATTGCGATTGTGCGGTACCAGCTTATGGACGCTCTATGATCCCGGATATCAATGATGGTTCTATTATAGCTATCAAGGAGGTAGGTTTGGATAGTGTTCTTCCCGGAGAGGCATACCTTATTATTACAGATGATTACAGGACCGTGAAGTATATCCGTAACTGCAAGGATAATCCCAATAAGTGGCGCTTAGTTCCTAAGAACCTAGAAGAGTTCGATGAGATGGTAATAGACAAAGCTAAGATACTCCGGGTATTTCTCGTTAAGGGAGTAATCACAAACAAAATATTATAATATAAAGCACAAATATTATGGCTTCAATTCCTGATTTTAATTATAACAACGTGCTCCCTCCTCATTTAGGGAATCCCACAGATACTAGTAAAATATCACCATATAAAACAGATATTATGGAATTCTGTAAAAAGTTTGCAACATCATCTGAAAGAATAGAGATTTTAAAAGGATTTATCTATTTTAGATTAGAGGCATGTAAAAAGAATATAGTAAATGGATTCCAATGGATTGATGGGAGTTTTACAGAGAATATTGAAGCGTCAGAAAAAAGAGCTCCACATGATATTGATGTGGTGAGTTTTATATCACAGATATCTCCTCAACTCGAGCAAGATATAATTATTAAATTTCCAGCATTTGCATCTCCTTCTCTTTCAAAAAGCCAATATCATGTAGACCACTACCTTGTGATATTTGACCAGAATCCTTTAATGACTGTCCAAATGACCAAATATTGGATTCAATTGTTTAGTCATAATAGGGCTGGGGTATGGAAAGGTATGATTGAGTTACCATTGTACAATACCCTTGATTCAGATAATGAAGCCTTAAACTTTTTAAATTCACTATGATTATGGGAAATCATTCAAAAAAAGAGTGGCTTCAGTGGCAATTAACTGAAACACAACAATTATTAGAAGTTTCTAAGGATAGTCTATTAATGAAAGTATCCTTAGAAAATCGTATAGAAGATATAAAAAGACAACTAAAGGAATTAGAAGAACATTCTGTAGAAGCAAAGATTAGTTTACTATTTGCGGGAAATGCAGTTTTGGGTTCTATGGGAATAAAGTCTTCATTTGCTAGCAAAACAATGAGTTCGATACAAGGTATGATAAAGACCCAAATAGTTTATGATGCCTATGGAGAAGAACGTATAGGGAAAAGAGGTAAACTGGGTAAAACTAAAATGGGAGAAATGTTTCTAACAGGTTTACCTCAAGGTTCATTCGGTTTTGAACTCTCTTTAATGAATAATGAAGACCTTTTTGCAGAAGATTACGCAGCTAATTCTATTAAGGAAGTCATGGATATTATCCAAGCTACAGCTACTGACCAAGAACAGTATGAAAAATTAGTTTCCAATCATCCTAGCAGAATGTTTACTTATTTAAAAGATTTCTTCAAAGAGTTAGCATCAGAAAATAGTATGCTAAAAATGGAATCGGGTAGCCATTATGTGGAATTAAGCGTAGATGATAATATGACAGGATACGCAAGGACTACATCAACACATTGCCAAGAAAATAACATAAAAATAAATGGTGTTTTCAAAGGAGCATTCGTTGAATCCGGCAAATTTGAATTCTTAGATGAAGATGGCAACATAAAACATGGTAAAATAAGTGAAGATATTGATGAGGACATGATTGTAGAATATATTAGAAGATATTCTAATGAGAATTGTACCATGGTGATTCTTGAACGTAACTTTACTTTTAAAGATGGAAGAAAAAGCACTAATTATGAGCTAATTGATATACAAAAAGGAAACAAAAAAGAAGATTAGTATTAGATAAAAATAGGAGTCTATTTAATTAATTATGTAATCAAATACAAATATTATGGACATACATTACAGAGTGAAAAAAGCAGTAAAAAGAGCACCTAGCTCTAAAAGCCCGGCAAAAGTTAATATACTGATGAAAGAAGACATAAGTGGAATTATAAACAAATGTTTTACAAAAAAAGATCTAAACATTCAAACATATGCTTTCTACGAACAATTTTCAATAAATCAGATACAAGTAATGATGGAGCAGGAGGAAATTTATGTACTTCCTACTGAAGAGTTATGTGATTTTTTAGATAATTTAATTGGAGATAAAGACGCAATTGAGATAGGTGCAGGAAAAGGACATCTTGGACGTGAACTCAACATACCTATTACTGATAGTTACGCAAGGCATGATGCATACCCAATGAAAACATGTAAACGACAAGGAATTCAACCAATAATATATCCAAATGATGTAGAAAAATTAGATGCGCTCCAAAGTGTAAGAAAATATAAACCACACACAGTTATCGCTTCATATTTGGTTCACAAACAATTTTATAAAGACAAAAGTAAAGAATTTGGCCTAGATGGACAGAAACTACTAAAAATGTGTAAACGATATATACATATTGGAAATTTAGATTTGCACACTAATGATCCTATTATGCAAATACCACATACAGAAGTCGAATTCCCTTATCTTATTACTAAAAATAGAAACCCATACACTGACCGAATTTTTATTTGGGGTGATGATGGCTTGATAAATTTTGAACAAAACAATGGATTGGAACATTACAATATAACATTTATAGATACTGGAAACAAAAAATATTCTACGGAATTTGTTGCATCTAGTACATCTAAAAAATTACGTGAATATGCTTACTATTGGATGAAACTTGAGGTCGAAAAACAGAATGGAGCTATCAACATCCCTATAAATGCGATCCAAATTCAAAAACAACCATAATGGAAGATAAAAATAATCGCTTATCTCTAGTAAAAACTTTAGAATGTAATACGAGAAAACAGTGCTCAGAAGCAAGAAATAGCTCTCTTAAATTATGAGCTAGAAAAGGCAAAAACAAGATCCTCAAAATAGCGTTCTTTGAACTATCTTTGAAATGGTTAGCTCACATCATTGTAATTAATTGATTTGTAACCGAATATCCTTCTTAAACAAACTGCTTTGGGAGCAGGGGGTCGTGGGTTCGAATCCCGCTACCCCGACTACAAAAAAGAGGGTTATTAA